CATAAGTTTTAGTCCAGCAGAGGCTTGAGCGTGTGAGAGAGTGAGAGAGAAAAGCTTATTTAAAAGTCTTTGTGAATCTTTTACTTTTGATATATCTGACTTTGGATAAGGTGTACCTGTCCAAATATTAGGAACTGGTATAATCGGATATATGTCTGTATTTAATATTTGTTCGTACAAAAGAATGTTACCTGCAGTTGCACAAACTTTAATTCTTGTTTGAGTTACCTCTACTATCTCTATCATCTCAGCTTGCATTAGCAACTGAGCATTTTCTGATTCAATAAACTGATTATACTTATCAACATCTAGTATAACTTCTGAACCATCTTGTTTGTTAAATACCCTATAAAAAGGTACTTTTACTTTCATGAATCTTTCTAGTATTCTATACTTATTAACCCTGTTGTATTCTGATTCATATGTAACATCTGGAGTAAAAGATTGAGAAGAGTTTTTTCTTCCTGACTCAGGATAATCTTCTTCATCATAATATGTTTCTAGGTCTTGTAAAAAAGGCTCAACTTGTGGATACATGTTTACAAGTTGGTCTTCAGTTAGGATGGTAGATAATATAATACCAGATGCATCGTCTGCATAACGATGTCTTGAGGCAGGGTCTACATAAACTCTAAATGGGTCTACATAGGTATACTTAACTTCACCTCTTCCGTAATCAGCTTCTGGGTCAATATACGCATACAAGTAACCCATACCTGCAGTAGCATAATCATGAACAGCTTGCTTAAATTGAGTATCTCCGTCTGATATGTCCCATATATACTCAAGTATAGTTCTCCAAACATTAGATATTCTACTATCTGAGTCTTCTCTACCTACTGCACTATACTTAGGAGACCTAGAAGTCAACAATGATTTTAGTTTTTCTATTGCCGCATATACACGGTCAATAACAAAATCACCTTGACCAACTGCTCTTAACGCATCTGATTCTTCTTGTGAATAATGATTACCTAGAAAAAAGTCTACAGAGTCTCTAGCTTCTACATCCCATTCAGACCTAGCATCTCTCCACATTCTCCATAGCTGTCTGTTTACTTCCGACTTCTGTACTTCGTTCTTTTCTAACTCTCGTATACTAGAAATAGATACACCTACCTTTTTGGTGGTAAATATACAAAGACAAATATATATAATGCAAGAACTTTTTTATATTTTTTGTCCAGTTACCCAAGAGATAACTCTTTTGGTTGTTTTTGACACAGACTTAACTGTTTTGTTTTCTAAAAAATCTAATGCATCAAACTTCTTACTAACAGGAGGCCTAGCTTTATTTATAGCATACCATAAGCCATCAAGTATATCATCGTTCTTTCCTTTTGGAAACTGAAACATTTCATCAACTAAACTATTGTGACTTCTTTTTATAAACATTTTTCTTCTGTTTACTATTGGTGCTAGCAATGACTCTAGCCTATCTTCTTTTTTTATACCACTAGGAGGCCTAACACCTAATGCTATGCCCGGAGCAACCTTTCTTTCTTTACCAGATAAACTATTGACAGCATCTTTTATTATACCCTGAGCACCAACATGTTCAACATTAACTCTTTTTACAGGAGAAAACTCTCTAGCATATTCTAGTATTTGTTCTGGCATATCGTACAAAGGTATATGTTCTCTCATGTAATCAATGACATATATGTTTCTATCACTATCTATGCCTATTACCATAATAATCTGATAGTCACTAGACTCTGTAGCTTCATAAGCTAAGTCAACACCCATGTAAATATTTACAGGTATTGCATCTTTTCTATTTACAAGGTATGCATATCCATCTCTGCTTTCAAACTCATGGTCATAGTATTCAAGCCTATCTGTTTTAAACTTTGCATTCTCTAGGTCTCTAGCTTCATTTAGATACTCTTGTGCAAACTTATGTGCTAAGCCTACATCTTCAAACCTTCTTCTTATATCTAAAAGCTTTTCTTTTGAAAAGTAACTAGGCCAAAGAACTGTACCATCTGTATCTATAGCCTTGTGATACATAACATCCCATGCATAACTTCTCTTGTCTCTTTCTGCTTCTACATATCCATCATATATACTTTGCAAGAATGA